CGTAATCATGTTGCCAAACTGATCTCTGCCCAAGATACCCACTTCTTCTTGCTCGGGGACATCAAAGAACCCACCTGCGCTTGCGGCACCTAGTGCTAGGGGCGCGTAGCCCGCTACTTTTGACAACATGCTAGTACCCGCCGCCGCGGCTTCTCGCAAGAAAGGTTGTTTGGCGGCATCACTTAGCTCAAGCCAAGGTTTAGTACCCCCTGTTTTTTTATATGCCTCTATAGCCGAATTTACTTGGAAGTTAGGTAAGAAAGCTTCTTTTAGATTAGTACCAAACCCACCAAACTCACCAGAAAGTAAGTCTTGTCCGGCTTCGCCAAGGTTGCCTAAGAACGTGTTTGCCGAGCCGCGGGTCGCGTCTGCAATAGTTCCTTCTAAAGTTGCCGCATCTACACCACCTGCCGGTACTTCGGGCTTGGGGACGTAAGCATCTCCCATAGCATCTTGTATTATAGAATCTGTTGGAAGTGGTGTTGCATAAGCATCTCCCATAGCCGCTTGTACGTCAAGACTTCCGGTATTAACGCCTTGAGTAAGGTTCGATCCAACGGGTGCCGCCGCAGGATTAGCGGCGGTAGGGAAGCCTATTGATCCGTCTGCTAAAGTAGTTGACCCAAGATCAAGACTTGCGGCGTTCGCCGCAGGATCAAGACTAAGGCCTGCCCCCGAAGTTGCCGCATCTACGCCACCCGAAGCCGTAGCATCCGCTACCGCATCTATCTGTGCCGTGGTCTGGCTCAAATCTGAAACAGGTGCTGGGACAGGTGCTTTAAATGCTCCTGTAAAGCCTTCGCCAAACGTGCCACCCGAAATCTTAGATTGGGCACCTTTAAAAGCGCCTGCTGAAACGCCTGCAATAGCGGCAGATTTTAAAGCGTCTCCAATGTTTCCGCCTTGTATTAAGGTACCTACACCTGATCCGAGGGCCGTAGCATACGCCGCGCCAACCCCAGTAATACCCAGAGCAGGAAGCATGTAAGGCATTGCAACCGCCAGTATGACCGGAGCAAACTTCTTCAGTACTTTACCAACTTTCTTAACGGCCTTCTTAATCCCCTTCCATAACTTGGAAAAGAAACCAAACTCTCTCAAGCCTGTTTCAGGGTTAAAGCTGTTCTCAGAGTTACCTACAACATATCGTTCGGGGTCTTCAATACCCGCTTCACGCAGGTGCTGGAAAATAGATTCTTTTAGTTCGGGACTTTGCTCAATTAAGCGGCGGGGAACAACAAGCTCACCTGTCTCAACGTGAACTACTTTATCATCACCAAAACGACCGTATGCGGCCATTTTGTTAGCAATATTTTCAAAGTTAGCTAGGCCTTGATCACCAAATTCTTGGCGCGCATTTTGCCTTTCAAGAGTAGAAAAGTCCTCGTCAGACATGATGAAGTCACCAATGCCTCCTACCGGTACCTGTTCTACGTCTAGCTGTTCTGCTTGTTGTGTCATTATCCCGCTCCACTTGACAATGATATGCGTTAAGGCTTACATCATTGTACTGAGTTTATTGGTTATCGTCTATCCTGTGGTAACTGTCACAGACCCCACTGCACTGGTACCAACTGAACCGCGAGCATGTGGTGTGTTAACTTCCGTAATCTTCAAAAAACCGTTCTGTTTAAATACAGCACCTGTTTCTAGGCCACTGTCGTCATCTTGTAGTTCTGTTAAAACCAGAGTAGTTGCTCTCCAAATACCCGGATTGTTTATTTGTTGCAAAAATACCGAGAAAGACCGTACAACTTCGGACATAAACCGACGATTATACGTCTCAGGGGCATTAGGAAACTGCGGTGGAACAAGCCCGCGAGACATTATTGCCGCCCATCTTGGCGGATATCTACCCGGGGAGTGCCTAACCTCCAGCTAGTGCCTGTAGTAGTGGACTGAACCTTCAAAGCAAAGGATCGGCCCCTTAGTCTCAAATTTACTTGGTCCGTGAACTGTTCAACAGGTGCCGTAGCTGTTCTGGTCACCGCACTTGTATTGCTCTGTAAGTAGTTACCGCCCGGAAAGTTACGTGCCTGAAAGATAAAGTTTGCACTGGGCGAATCGCTAGTGGAGCCGTCAAAAGTTAGGTCTGGCAGTACTTTTCGCATAAATACAAAGCGGTCACCTTCACCAATAGATACCTGACTACTCTCAATATAAGCTGTTATTGCTGAAGCAGGGCTTGTACTGCCATCGTCATAGCCGATTTCTTGCAGGTACAAGTAGCCGTCCTCCCCCGCAGAGATAGGATCGTCATTAACGCCACGGTCTAACCAAGCGTTTCGAGCTAAAGCACCGTAGTACCAAACCTGCTCGGCGTAGTTGTAAACAACGTAGCGATCATTGTCAGAACTGCTTGCAGACGGGTAAAACCACCAGATTTCTGAGAAGCTAGAGTTAACACCCGCTACTATCTTAGACCTTTGAGAAAGGTTTATATCGTTGAAAACAAAGCTTTTTACAGAACAAGGCAGCTTCTGAACTTGACCAGTGAAAGCATAAAACTCCTCTAAACCCATCCAAAACACGTTGTCATCAACGGCTACTGCGGACAAAGGCGACATAATCGTGATGTTATCGGCTAGTTGCGATATACCAAAAGTAAACGGAGGACCCACAAACTGCATGGCGTGTAGGGAAGTATCTGTCAGAATCAGTATCTGTTGGCGCGTCTCGACTGCGGATACAATTTCAGACCCAGAACCAATCCGTAAGTCACCGGCTGTGTTTGTAACCTGAGACTCCCAAGTAAACGGGTCGCCTTGTGCAGAAAATCTAACTAACAAGGGGTCTTGTGTGCCAACAGCATCCTGTGCATCACAACCAAATACCACTACGTGCTTGTCACGGTCAGAAACCAGAACCTGTTTAGCAATGGTAGGTGTTGTTGTATCAGTAGTGAGAGTACTTAATCCAACTGCACGTTCCGTGGGCCCCGCTGACTTGTCCCAGTAGAATATACCAGCATCCCGGGCATTAATTAATAGGTCTTCACCAAAGTTGTCGTGTGACCAAGTTCTTAGCTCCGCACCAGCAACTAAGGTAGATGAGCCCGAGTTCCACGTGCCGCGGCTCCATGTACCTGCGCCCCAACCCGTACCAATTACAGTGGTATCTAGCCCCGTGTTTACTTGATATTTAGCTCGGCCACTGCTACCACCGTTTCCGGAGTCTGAGCCACTAGCATTTACAGCGGTTGCGACAATAGCACCATCTACTGTCACCGAATCAATAGTAGAAACAGTTCTAGCAGAAATAGTGTACGAGTTAGAGTTTATAACAGAAATTATTTGATATTCTTGGTTTAAAATAGCCGCCGTTATATTGCCACCAAGACTTGCGGCACCGTCAAAGGTAACAAAGTCGTTGACCAAAGCACCGTGGGCAGTCTCTGAAACAGTTAGGATAGGAGAGCCGTTGGCCGCGGCAAACGTAACGTCGCCCGCGGCAGTAGTTAACCGAAGCGGCGTTATGTCCGTGTAGCCACCGCCTTCTTCAATATAGTATTTAAGATGCGTTCCAACGCCTATGTAGCGTGAGCCGTCTAAAGCGATAAAAGGATGTAAGGTTCGAGCGGACCCTAAGTAGCTTTTAATACCTTTCTTTTGCCATCCACCAATTTTTTCCGGTGTCCCAAAACGAAACCGGATTTTGTCACAGTCAAACCAACCTCCTTCGTTTGTATACGAAGTAGTTTCACGGTTAACACCGGGTCTAAACTGTAACTTGGTAAGCGGCATATCATTTACTCAGTGGGTTTGCGTTGCAGAAGATTAAGTATGGCCTTAGTATCAGACCTTACCTCTGACAAGTCCTGAACGGCGTTATCAATCTGAATCTCAGTACGAGTCATCTGTTGCTGTAGCTCAGAAACGTCTTCTTCGATCTCCTCAACCTGCTCTGCCACCTCTTCAATATCCTCCGCATTCTCAGACGCAGAAGCTTCGAGGCTGGCATAGCTAAAGATAGCGCCTGTAGCAACAACTACAACAGGCAGTAAACTTAACAAATTATGTGTCTTAATTTCCATTGACTACACCTACAGTTTAAGCTCAGTTAATGCCTGATTGTCCCCTAAGATTCCGATTGGAAAAGTATTAAAGGACAAGCTATACCTTGTTTTTCCTTTGACGGGATTTACCCAATGCACTAAATCTGACGGAAATAAAATTAAAGTACCTTGTCTAGCGGACAACCACCAAGATTCAGAGTTAAAAGGCGTATGATCTTCTGATGGAATTGTTATTTTATATGAACCACCCCGTTCAAAAAAAATCTTATCATCCTCATTACCTTGAAAATAATAAACCCCCGAAACCAAACTGTTAGGGTGCGAGTGTTTATGGTGAAATCCTTCTGCGGTCGTTTTGTTTACCCATGATTGAGTAATCTTTAAACTTACCTCATTCTTTGGTCTGTATGTATCTGCAAAATAATTTCCCACTGCTTTTTCAATCCAATGCCTTAGACCACTTACCTCGGCATTATTTAAAACATAGGTATCCTCAGATGTTTGATTACCAGTGTTGGCTCTATACTTCCCGCCAGTTAAAAATGCCAACTCCTTTTTAGTTTCTTTATTATTATTTTTAATTACAGAAACATGAGTGGGGAACAATGGAAATGTTTCAATTGCGTTGGGTGCGTCTTCTTTTTTAATTGGGTGAACAACGCCTGACATTATACTTCTACCCAAGACGTTGTGTCTTCGTCCCAGATGTAAATCTCACCGTCATCTGGGTAGGCTGTTGGAGCCTCCCAAATACAACTATCATTGTTCAGTGTCCAGCTTGCGTATGGCTGTGGCGCGTAGAAGGCATCACGTTCTGCGTCATATGTGTCGCCTATACCAGCAAAGTTCTTGCGTAACGCAACACCGCCGTCTGCAACAGGTTGTAGGATAGTTTCGGTAGTTTGGTTCAGGTCTTTATCTACTCTTACAGTAGACACTTCTTCGTAACCGTAATGAAGGCCTCCCCATGTGTTAAAAGAAGTCTGCACCCATGTGCCATCAAGACCATCAACAAAATCTTGTTCGGCAGTGATTACTTGCTCCACTGTACCATCTACTACTTTTGCAAAATGACTCATGTTATAAAGTTCCCTGAAGACGTTATTCTATGATATGTGTAGCCCCCATCAGAAGACACTGTCCCGCCCGTTGCTCTTTGTTCGCCTAAGTAACGCAAAATTACAACACCAGACCCGCCAGCCGCTCCGACATTGCCGGGCGAGCCGTGAGGATGCCCAGCACCTCCACCAGAACCCGTATTAGCAGAGGCCGCTGTAGCGGCTTGATTCACGACAGGACTAGCTCTAGCCGCACCGTAGGAGGTACTTGTCTGATTGTACCAAGCCCCAAGACCTCTACCGTATGACGCGCTGTCTCCGGGTCCCATAGAATAATACACGCTAGTGCCAAAGCCAGCAGAAGACCCGCCAGCCGCCAAACCAAATCCAAGGGAGGACGGCCCGAAAAATTTTCCGTTTCCAGCACCATTAGACCAGCCTGCAATGCCTATTGAGCTTGAGCCATAGTCGTAGTTGCCTCCACCAACAAGTCCTGCGCTACTACTACCGCCTCCGGCACCGCCCATGTTAACCCAATATGGAAAACTACCGCCTGTTCCCGGCGACCCAGCATTCGCATACGCAGTACCGCCAGACCCGCCAGATGTGTTAGCAGAACCGCCCGAGATCTGGTAATATCTGGAACCGCCACCGCCTGAGCCGCCACTGCCACCGCTACCTGAAGAGCCCACGCCTCGCCCACCACCAATAGATTTTACTGTTGTTAAGCCTGTACCAGAAAACTGCGAATAACCGCCTTGCGCATTGGAACTGCCACCGGCACCGCCAGCACCAATTGTCGCCGTCCATGTTAGTCCTGATGGAACATCGGAAACCGTTAGCTCTCTGTAAGTACCTGCACCGCCTCCGCCACCACCGCTGTTACCGCCACCACCGCCGCCGCCCACCACAACTAATTCAATAGTATATGGAGGCAGTCCTCTGGATGGAAAAGAGCCAAAGCCGTTTACGTTAAATCCAAAACCTGTCATCAGTTACTCCTTATGCGTCATTTGCCGCGTCAGTGGTAAAGAACAGCTTAATGCCGAGCAAGCGAGCCGCGCCTGTCTGAGAGTCTGCCGAAACATCTCTAGCAATCTGGAATATGGTCAACGTATCAGCCGCCGCACCAGCAATGGTTACCGCTCCGCTTACTGCCGCTACATCTATGTCGTTAGACGTTCCAGAGTGCGCTTTAGCTGTTGCCACTACCTGAGTGCCAAAGGCGGTGTTTAGGTCTGCACTATCCGCAAAACTTCTGCCTGCCAAGCCCCAAGCTACCGTACCAGTGTTGGTTCCTGTGACAGTAAAGAAGGCTTGGAAAGTAACAGTACCCTCGTTCCAAGACTTAGGAAAGATAACCTGAAACTGAGCAAAATCATCTGCGCCTGCCGCAAAGTCTAGGCACTTTAGTTCTGGGCCATTAGAAAGCTCAACCTGCTCTAAGTCTGCACAGCCGTTAGTTGTCTCTGGGTACATTGCAGCCGCTGGGACATAGATAGTTTCAAGACCTGCAACTTTAACTGCCGCGCCTGAGTCAGTGATTGACCCGCCAACCGCTAAGTCACCAACAACAGATACGTTGGTGGTTCCAGTTGGTACGGTCAATGCCGCCGCGTCAGCGTCATTCTTAATGGTGACATCGGACGTTGATCCTTGCCCTGTAAGAATTAAGCCTTCCGCAGCAGTGTAACCAAGCGCCGCGTCATCACCCGCCGCTGTGTCTCCCGTAATGTCGGGGGAGTTTAGTACCGGAGTTGTTAGCGTCTTGTTGGTAAGGGTCTGTGTCGCCGCAATACCCGCCAGAGTATCCGTAGATGCTGGTAGAGTAAGTGTTACATTTCCTGAGAACGAAGAGTGCGCTGGAGCCTGAAGCTGTGCATAATGTGCGTTGCTTGACTCGCAATAGAACTTAATTGTGGACTGCGTACCGCCATTCTTTAGGGCTATATCTCCCTGAGATATGACCACACCGTTGGTTGAACCTCCCGCTACACCCAAAGTACCTGCAAGAGTTGTGTTTACCGTTCCGGTTGGAATCTGTAAAACAGCGGCATCCGCATCGTTTTTGATGGTTACATCATTCGTAGAGCCTTGTCCGGTTAGAATAAGACCTTCTGCTGCGGTATAACCCATTGCCGCGTTATCGCCAGCGGAGGTGTCTCCGGTAGCTTCGACAGTTGACCCTGTAATTACTCCAGAGGCCGTAACGGTTGTACCGTTTAAAGTTGTCGCAGTAAGCGCAGTAACAGCTAAGTCAGCGTTTACGTCTGTAACAGTTGCTCCGGAGCCGCCACCATTAAATTTAAGTACGTAGTCTTTTCCAGCTAACAGTTCAAAATCGTTGCTGGCGTTATACGTGCCTTGAAACATAAGAATAGAGCGCGAACCCGAAAGACTGTTACGAAAGTGAACTACCTTTTCCGCATCATTTGGAGTTAAAGAAACGTAGACCGTTCCTCCAATGTCTCCGCTATCAATAAACTCAATGTATTTGTTACGTCCATTAGAAACAGCACCGTCTGTAATAGGTAAAGAGTTTGGGGAACCTGTTGAACCTGTAGCAGACAATGTAACCGAAATAATTCCGTCAACCGCTTGATCGACCATGTCCATATTGGTGTTTACAGTGTTTCCCCAAGTACCAGACTGTTCCCCCGTACCGGGCTTTTCAAGCCCTAAAAAAGTTGTATATGTACTAGCCATTTTGATTCATCCTCAAGCTGATTTAGCTAAAATTATTTAATTTACTACCATTTCTGTCCAAGTTGCTGTTTCGCCGGGAACTACACGGCCCCATACCAACACACTACCTAACGCAGATGTGGCTTCAATTCCCGTCACATCTGTTGATACCCCCGTGCCTGTCGATACTGTTACACCACTTATTCCCGTTGTTGCAACTTGTCCTACCGGCGCGGCCTGTATCTCAAAGATTATTGTGACACCGCTAACTGCGCCATTAGCACTAAAAGCCGTGTCTGTTGCCTGTTCACCCCAAGAACCAGAGTTCCAGCTTTGAATAGATGAGTTCCACCCACTAAAGGCTACGGTACTATCTAGTGTATTAGCACCGTAACTAAACTGGCTCCAAGCATTTTGCGACCAAGCCATTACGCAATTCGTATGATAGCGTTACTAGCGTCAGCCGCTGGCATCACGATCACAAAGTCTCCAGAAGATGACGATTTATCGGCTCCAAAATCTAGGACAAGTACGGACTTATCGCCTTGCGTATCATTATAAATCAAAGCCCCTCTAGCCGTAATCGTGCTACTGGTAAACGTAACGTCCGAAAAATCACAGAAAGCGGTGGTTCCTGAACTGGTAGGAGTTACGCTAGTTAGCGCCGTTCCGCCCGTGGTGTATCCATTGCCGTTAGCGACTTCGTTTGAAGTGGTATAAGCCGTTGTGGCCGCGTTCAAAGTGGCGCTGTTTGTGTACATAGCCAGTTTAAAAGCATTTCCGCTACTGTTAGTAAAGTTATGAGTACCCGTTAAAAGCTCTGTTTTAAAGCTTGTACACATAAAGTTTCCGTTAAAAGCCATTATAATCTCCTGATTAATTCAGCAAGTTGCGGTTGTCCCGCGTTGTTTAGTTCGTTAAAAACGGTTGTTCTGTCGCTTTTAACCGCTTCTCGCAAATAAAAAGTGACCACTGCCTTTACTTGATCTCTAAATGCCAAAGCCTGCCCCTTAATAGCTGGTGGAGCGTCATCTGAGATGTTAATAATGTGATTTACACATCTTTCAGCAATTTCTTCCGGGGTAAAACCTCGGTTAGACGACGTTTGTACCGTAATACCAAAGTCTTCGCTCATAACCACAGGGTTTGTAATCATTGCTTCGCCCTTATAACCATTCCAGTTCTGTACTCGTCAGTAACTTCTTTAGCTTCACCAAACATCTTCAGCGAAGTTAACGCCTCGGTAAATCTTTTCTGGTATTCTTGCGCCATATCTGCTTCACCTTTCATATAAGTATAGCATTCTACTAAACTTCCATATAGTAAGGCTACTTCTGCATTAATGCTCAACCATGTAGTTCCGGAGTCCGCGCCAGCCGTTAAACTTTCTGGTCTGTAGAAGTAATGAAGCTCTACAAAATAACTCTGGTCTGGAGTAGGGCCAACAATAAAGTTGGTAACGTCAAACATTGCATAACACTTAGGTGCGCCCGTGTCTGTAAGAGTAGGGTTATAAGCTTGAATGAAGTCTACGTCACGATAATCTAGGAAACTTTTCTCGGTGGTATCCGAAAAAGAACCATCTGCAAGTGGCGGTTGTATTGAAAAAGAGAACGGTGCTAAAAAATCCGTAGGTAAGTTAATGTACGGATTTCCTTGCGTTAAAGCCGCCTGCGCGTTTTTTCGGAACAAAGACAACTGAACATTCTTTAGAATCCGCTCTTCGGCCTGACGTATGAAAATAGGGAGATTAGCAACAAAGCTTGTCTCATCATTTTCCGTGTAGTCTTGTAGCGCCGTTTTTAGCTGTGCGTATGTAAAACTCATACCGTTACCTTAACTTGTCCTACCCCGCCCGTTGCTCTCAACGGATTTGGTGTTAAATTTTCATTTCCCCTAAAACCAACCGGGTCAAACCCGTATTGTATATTGCGCTGGGACTCTAAGTTTGTTTCTGGCCTAGCATTCTGCAAAGCTTCCGGATCGACTGCTTTTCTAAAAGGCCCTAGTTGAGGCTGTTTAGCTTCATACTCGTCCTTACCAACTAAAGCGCCGTTCCACTCTTTCCGCATGTCTCTGTAGCGATATCGCATTCCGGACCTGTCCGAAATAGCGTAAGCGTTTTTACCTGAAGCATACTTAGCCATTTTTAAGACCTAAAGTACATGTAGCTGGGCGTAATGTTAAATGAAGCGCGGTCACGGTCTTCCATCATGGCGCGATCAAACTCTTCTTCATAAATAGTCTTCAGTAACTGCACTTTATTAGGCGCTCTTTTTACCGAAAGGTAGTAAGCAAGACCTGCGGCTAAACATGGGTAGAATCGAAACGGTATTTCTAGCGTGTTGGTAGGAGTATCAGCGTCTTGTATTCGAGTTAACCGAGTAAACTTAATAACATCGGTGTTGTTTTCAGGCACCGGCCAAACTTTTAAATTAGGGGTTATTAAACGATCAATGAAATATTGATTAGCTCGGCCTGTAGTAGCTTTATTAGGTATGCTTAAAAACCCGTCACGGCTTAATCGCGCAACACTGAAGTCAGTTGATGACCGAGTAACCACAACAGAAAGTAGATCAATAGTAGAATTCACATCTGAGAAGTCCACTACGGCGGATACAGTAGATGCTGTTCCACTAGTACCTCCTGTAATAGCTTCATTAAGGCTAAAAGTGCCTTCTGGGATTGTGATAGCTAAACTTGTGGCAGACGGTATACTTGTAACAACGGCTGTTGCACCACTAGTACCACCTGTGACGGTTTCCGTAACCGTATATCCGGTTGAAGACGCTACCGAGATGGTTAAAGTACCCGCAGGATACACGCCTACTCCAGTGGCAAGGGGTATTGTGACTTCTTCAATAGTCCACGCATTCAAGCCTCTGTTAGCCCACTCGGCTAACATAATGTTTAAAGAACGCTTGGCTGTTTTGAGATCATAACCGGTACGAACCTCTAAACCGCATCGCTCAAACGCTTCTTCAATATATTCGGTAACGTCTAGCTCAAAATTAGTGCTGTTAGAGGTTGCCATGTTTAATTGTCCTCGTTATTCTCCGTCATTATCTGAATATAAATTATCAAAAACAATAGACGGATCAGTGTAGCTTTCATGCCCTTCCGCAGAGTGAACTCGCTGGTTAGGGCAAAAATCTGGGGCACCCTGACCTGTTTTCCACAAAGCGGGGCTTGTTGCTCTAACCCTGTTATTTGGTAATGCTACTATATTACCATACCAAGGCCCCGGTTCTGTAATATACATCACGTGACTCTGTTTATGCTGGGCTGGATCATCCGCTATGTGATGATCGGTATAATCAACCGTAAACATGTAGCGAGCAGAGTAGAACTCGTGGTTTATCTTAGCCATCCAAGGACTGCTACTAACACGGTCCATAGTAATCACAGAATGATCCCGGGACTCGCAATCCCACGGTTGCGCTAAATGGTCGGCCATTTCTTCCGGCCATTCAGGCATTACAATGTCTGCAACAAGTGCCTGTATGGGCATTCTAGCCCACATTGCACCACCATGAACGTCATCTATGTCCTCATCATCGTTTTCACACCCTGTAAAAACAACTTGAAAACTTAGCGACCGATCCGGAATAGTATTTACAGCAATAGCTAATGCATGTAAGTACTCTCCGTGATAGCGTAAATGGTTACAAGTGTATTCTCGCCTAACCCAGCACTTAAAATGCGGGATATTGCTAATTAGGTAAGACATTAACTCTTTACAACTTTATAACCTTTGCCTTTCAGGAACGACCTTGCTTGTGCAACAGTCATACCAGTATCCTTCTTTTTAGCCTTAGATTTAACAGCACCGCCGCTTTTCATGTACTTAGCTGTTTTATTCTTAACAGCACCACCACTCTTCATGTACTTAGTCGATCCACGCATAGCTACGCCTCGTTAAAGTTTTACAACAGAACCTTGGGTTCTTTTTCTACGATTAGACATAACAGCACCACAACCTCTTGCAATCACGCCGCCTTTACTCATTTTCTGCACTTCTGCCGCTTTAGTGTTTTTCACAACTTTTTTCTTAGAAGCCTTCTTTTTCCGCGCAGTTGCCGCTCGCTCTGATTTTGACAAAGACTGAGCTTTACTACGGGGCAAGCATCTGTCCGGGTTTTTAGTGTCTTTAGAAGTCCCGCAAGACCCTTTAATGTTACCATCAGACCCTATTCTAACCCAGTCTTGGTCAACCCACTTCTTTAAATCACCCATTAACGTCCTTTCCTTTTCCCGCCCTTAGACTTCTTGGCGTAATTAGGGTCTTTGCAGTATTTAGAAGCCGCTAAATTAGCGTAGGCCGAGGGATACGTGTCAAAAGTACGCTTTGCCCAAGCTTTACCCTCTGGGCAAATCTTTCCCCCAGACTTCTTTTTTACCGATCCGCCTTTTTTCATGCGGATAACGGCACATTTGTTTGATTTGGGCGATCCTGCGCCTAAGTTAACTGCGCTTACCATGCTTTACAACTCCAGTAACGCGCTGAAAACTTGTCTTTCGCGGTGTCGCACTTATGCCGCGCTCGAAAGTTACTTCTTCGAGCGGGCTGGTCTTTTTTAATAGACATGTTGGGATCACCAAACCGAACTAGTTTGATTTCAGAGCCTTTTTTAGCTAAAACGGCGCTTTTTTTAGATTTCCCGGGGGTTTTTTTTGGCTTATTAAAGCCCGAAAAAGTTTCACCCCGGTACTTTATCTTTCCGGAGGGGGTTCTAGTTACGTCTTTTGTCGTAGCCATAAAACATCCTTTCCACTAAAGCTTTAGCTATAGAAAACAGTGGCAGACGTACAAGCTGTGAACAAAGATATGTATACATCAGTAACTCTTATACCTTCATCCGGTATATTAACAGAGTGTGTGTCTGAAGCATCTAGGTTCATGTCCAACACAGTTGAACCCCCGTTACCGTCAGTAAAAGTGATGCGGGGCGTTCCAGTTGTTGTCTTAATTTGAACTTGACGAATACGCGCTGGCCCAACACCGGCAGAGCCGGTGGCAGTCAAGCGTATCGACCTTACATCAGAACCAGCCATGAGGAACTCCTTCTTTATTAAGCGTCAGCAAATGGAGTAACAAGAGTGCCAGAACCTAAGATGATTCCAGAAACAACATATTTAGCCGTTGCCGCCGCAGTAGCTGTAACAACAGACCCGGCCAAACCGCCTTTAGTACTGCCGTTCATAGTAATAACGTCGTTAGAAGCACCCGATATAAAAGTCTTTCCAGTGGCATTGGTTACGCCTGTATAAAGGCCACCAACGAACTTATCCGTACCGTCCGTCAAAATGTCCATATCAGTCGCCGCGGTGCTTACCATAAAGGTAAAAGTAGAACCGATATTGTCAGAAGTAATAGTAGGTAGGGTGAATTTACCGTCTGCATCAGCGGTATTTAGTACGCGACCCGCGTGGTCGTTTACCGTGATAGTAGTGTCCGCAGAAAGAGTTACTGCACCTTGGTTAATAAAACCGTTGTTAGATTTTACGGGGCCAGAAAAAGTGGTTAAAGCCATAATAGAATTCTCACATGTGAGTTAAAGCAAATCTGTCTACATGTCGTCAGTCGGGTCTGTCAGATTCACCGGATTGTTTCCCGATATAAGAGAACATAGCATTGTACGGAGCTATCTGTCAATTCAAAAAAAAGGGGCGGCAAGTGCCACCCCTTCTTTAACAACATAGGCTTACGCCGCGCCGGGAGTACCGAACACAGAGCGCCAATCAGATACGCCGAAGCTGTATCTTTCACGGGCTTTAAAGCGCATATTGCCGGTGTCAAAGTCTCCTTCCATTGCCGTCTTAATAGGCGAACGGTTGAAGTATTTGAAGCCGTTTGGAGCATCAGTCTTGATAAAGTATGCATCTGAATCAGTCAGGAAGTGGTTAACCACTGCGCCTTCCGGCAACATTCCCATATTCTTCATTGCATTGTTATCGTTGTCTGCGGTTCCACTGCGGAGGTTAGAGTTGATTACTCGCTCTGCAATAAATTGCAGTTCTTTCGGAATAATCAGCTTCATGCCACGTACAGCGATCTTCAGACCACGCTCATCCGTCAGACCAGCAATGTCAATCAGCATTTGCTCAAGAGAAGTCTCGTTGAGGTCAGCCGCAGTAGCCAGAAGGTTAGTCTGGTTACCTGACAGAGATGGGTGAGAAGCAGAACACAGAGCCGCACCGTCGCCAATCGCACTAGCACCTGTCGAGAACGCATTGTTCAAGATAGAAGCCGCTTTGATTTGCTTGGTTTGAGCCATGGAACGTGCCAGAGCTTTGGTATAGCGTGATGCTAGTCGATCATACAGATTATCTTCAATTGCTTCTTCAGTAATTGAGAAAGCAAGTGCGATAGTCTCGTGAGAGTAACGTGCAGTATAAGTCTCTTGTGCATCGTCAAAACTGACGTTACCGCCTTCGTTTTTAACAGGTGCAGTTGAGAAACCACCTAGCATTACTTCTTCTTCAAAAGCGCGGTCCGAAGACTCCTCTTCAAAGATTTCAGAATGCTCGTTCTCATAACGGTCGTATTCCAAGCCGAACAAGGCATTAAGGCCGGGTTCAAGCTCTTTCGCTAGTTGTGCGCGAGAAATAGCCATGGTATATCCCCCTTAAATGCCCGTTGAGGTCGCAGTAGTCTGCGAATCAAAACGGCTAGTAGGTGAGTTGAAATGAGCATTGATGCGAACAAGCATCGGCAGACCAGCCGCAGTAACATCTTCGTTACCCGGATCGTCCATAATACCCACAATTCTTAACGGCAGGGTAGCCGTAGTTGCAATAGTGCTTACACCCAACTGAGAGTTGGAAACACCAGTATTTGAGTCGCCCGTTCTAGCAGAGGTTCCCAGACTAGCATTAGCAAAAACAGCCGCTTGTGCAGTGGCAGTATTTGTCAGTGTTGCGTCTGAAGACACTTTGAAGATTTGCATGGGGTCATCCGCAACAAAAGCTTTAACTTTGTGGTTAGTATCTACACTCACAGAGTTAGAACCGGGCCAGTAATTAATAAAGGTCGGCTTCTTTGTTACGCTATCAACGTATTCTACGCCCATCAGTACACCTAACGCTTGTGTGGTTCCACCGTCGGTAGCACCAGCGAAGGCAATAACGCCTGCCGCTAAAGGTACAACCAAACCATATTGGTAGATAGCGTTAGTGTTGTCGCTTGCGATTTCATACTGGGTTACACCAGTAGAGTTAGCACCGCTTCCGACTAGACCAACAGGACGAAGACCATAGGCAGTATTTGAATTTGCCATATCAGTTTTCTCCTAAAAAGTAAACGGCCATCACTTTCGTGGGCCGCCAAAAGTTACACGAGATTGACGATCCGGTTTTGAAATCGCCATGGATGAATGTGCGTTCTCTCGCAACATATCTGAATCAACTGCTTCCAACTGATCGCGGTTTCTGCCATTAAAGTAGGCAGTTCGCTCGGCAATAGTTTCTTCGGGGATACGTGCAAGAAGTAGTCCGCCTACTCCAAAAACACCTTCGTATTTACCTGTATCAACAACGGGGGACTCGAAATCGGGGTATTCGTCCTTACGGACCAACTCCCAACCTTCCCTCATTTTAGCACTGACGTTCTTGCTATCGTTAAATCCTCTGGTTTCAGCACGAATCCAACGATGCTTAAATCCGTCAGGGGCAGGTGGTGCCTCTAACATTGACGGGGGAGCCCAAGGCTTACGCACTGCCTTTTTGCCCCTTTCTGTACTAGCGCGAGAAGCCCTTTTGATGGGTGCATCAAACTTTTCTGTATTATCACTCATTTTATGTCTCCTTCACGTATTTCGCGTATTCTTCAAGCGGCACACCCAATTTTTTTGCTATCGCAATTTGGCTCGGGGTGAGTCGAACCTGTCTTTTCCCACTGCGCCCTGTAGTTTGTCTAGAAGCAGATGCCACCGTCTGGGCGTTACGGTTTCTCTGTTTACCAAATTTATGAGGGAATTCTCCCTTAATTCTTTGATCTAATTCAGTATAGTACTCATCTGACTTAGGGTCAAACTGTTCTTCTTCAACAAGTCGCTTGTGAATTCCAAACGCGGCATAAGTCATAGCCTCGTCTTGACCAAACCAATCGTTCTTTGCCGCCCAATCTTCCGCCTTTGGGTCAGGCCGTTTAGGTTGAGGCTGCTGTTGCGGCATAGGCGCTTGCAGTTGAGCCTGTTGTTGCGCGGCAACTTGACGTTGATAACGCTCTTGCTGAATACGAGCCTGTTGAGCCCTGTCATTTTCTATCGCTAAACCTGTTAAAGCTTTCTGAGCTTCAACTGCGGCTCTAGTATCACCTATCTCCATAGCACGAGATAAGGCTTCTTCTGCCGCGGCAGATTGAGAGTTAACACGTGTAGAGTACTCATTAACGTACTGAGTGTCTAAGTTAGACATCCTAGTCTTTATCGTGTCTGCTTCTTCTTTAACTTTTTTAGCGTAACTAAGGGCCTCGTTTTCACGCCGCTCCGCCTCACGCATTTTCTTAGTAAGTCGATCTATACGCTTTTGCGTAGAAGTGTCGGCTTTCTGAAACTGGTCTTCGCTAGATTCGGTGTTGTCTTCGGTACCATCCTCAACGCTTACTTCAATTTCTACGTCTTCTACCTCAGATACATCTAGCTCTACTGTATTTTCTTTACTCATATTCTACTCCTTAAAAATGCAAAACGTCTTCGGGGCTGAGAATTTTAGCTAAAACTTCGTCATCGTTAAGAATCCGAACTTCGCCCCCATCAATCGAAAAACGTGATCCGGCATAACGTGCAAACATTACCCAATCTTTTTCTTCACACCACGGACCTGTAGGGAATTTCTCGGGGTCTTTGTAGGCGAGAGGACCAACCTTTAGAACGTAGCCGACTTGCGTCGAAACGTGCTGTTGCTCCATCATTTGATCAGGTAGATAGATTCCACCTTCAGTTTGACCTTTGCCACGGTATGGAAGAATTAATATTCTCCAGCCAGTAGGTGAAGGCAATCTTTCTAAAAGGCTTTCGCCAATGTTTTCTGGTCGCAAAAAAGGTTTTTCTGCGTAAGCATCTTGAAGGGTTTCTGCATCTTTCGGGGGTGCCTCGGGCGCTGGTTCTTTTTCTGCTTCTAGCTGAAAAGATGCACTCGGGGCGGCTGAAAGATCAATCTTTGATTCAGTCATTACTGCGCTCCTGTTTGTCTAGCAGGTGTTTTAGTTCCTGTTCCACGTGATTGAGGGCTTCCATGTTGCCCATAAGCTCACGATATTGCTCCATCGACTTAACATTGCCATACATCATTAAATCTACAATGCCTTGCCTTCTATCCCTAATGATCCGGAATACTGCTTCCGCGGTATGTATCTCATCCATTCTTATATGCCCGCATATTGTCTTTTAAAGTAGTAGTTTATCCTAGCATATCTTATACAGGCGGGGCTACCAACTTTTTAAATATGTGACCACTCTTTTCCTAACCACAGCAGGGATTCCGCTTCTCTCCGACGAATTAAACCGTCTAAGACATTCCCTCCCGCTCTATTCCACCTTTTTATCTGATGAGGGACATCCTCAAAATCACCAGAATTAATCCTAGTGAGCAAAGTGCTTTCCCGTAAGTTGTTTGGACCGAGATTGAATGTCCAAGCCACAAGCGCATCGAACTGGTTTTGATCCAAATCCGGGTCGATATAATCAAGTACATATCTTTCAAACTCATTTAAGTCCTCCTTTAATAAAGAGTCCGCTTCTTCCTGTGTTATTACATCATCAGAAACAACGCCTGCGGTGTGTCCGTACCCTATTGTCCAGACCCCCGCACTGCACTGATACGCCTCTAGCTTGCACCCTTCAAACTTCTTTATTAGAGCAATTCCCTCACCACTAGTTTCCATTAACCCAAGCCTCGTTGGTTTTTGTGGTGGGGTCGTCGGGTAAGTACCTTCCTTTGGTATCACGCGCTCTTTTTCTTTTGCCCGTTGGTTTTTGCTCAGATGTTCCACGTGGAACATCGGCAGACGTTTCTTTTTTAAAAAAAGAAGAAAACCAGCTAAAAACGCTCATTTTATTTCTCCCGTGATACTTTCTGAATTTTCTCAACGGTACGCATACCGCCAAGACCCAGCATACCTAAAAGCACAGGCATCATCTCAGACATCTGTAGTAAAGGTATGGCTATCTCGCTCCCTGCAACCGCCAAGGCAAAGTTGCCCATTGGGATTAAGATATAATTTGAGGCCATGCCGATTACAGTCACCCAGCCCACAGCAGGTCTCCAGCCAGCAACAAACATTGATTTTGATGCCGCCTCGACCTTATTGACCTCCAACTGCCCCTTAGCGAGTTCTTGAGCGTGGCGCTCGGACATGGTGGCAATCTCATGTGCCAAGGCGTTTTTGGTGTCTTTATCTTCGATAAACTTGTCAAGAAGACCCGAAACTGGGCCGATTAGTGCTTGTAACATTAGATAACTCCAAATATCTTAAAGCCTATGTAAAGAGCAAGAGGCAGAATAACTAATATGCCTGTACCCCACAGTAACGCAGAAATTAACAATGCCCACATCTCTGCTTTCTTTCTTTTTCTTATTCTCTCTGCGTTTTCTCTATTACGCTTGCAGTCTGACTGATACTGTAGCCAGTCTTTATGCATGTCGGCTCTGCCAGCATAGATCATAAAGTCTTTGAGCCACTCTTCCTGCTCTCTTAATTTTTCTAACTGCATGAAACATTCAAGTTCTGACTTTCCGCCTGCCTTGTTGGCTTTCTTGGCTATCGCAGACTTGCTATCGAAGTACTTGGTCGCCTGATCTGCCACATCGTAAAGCTCGCGCCCGTTTGACAGAGCGCCTTTAATGACTTGAAACGCGGCGTTGGCGGCGGCTATTTCCGCTAACATTATTTCCTCGTCATGTAGGCTGTTGCGCCAAAAAACATGCCTATCACGCTTGCTTGACTTAGAAAAAGCATGTCACTTAATGAAGCTATAGTGTCTAATCTGGATTCTGGTATAAATGGCATAATAGGAAGAAGCGCGTAGACGCACATGCTAACCATAGCCACCCATGCCATCTTTCTCTGAGAGTCGGCTTTTTCTTCTCGGATAGTTTGATCGACCATTTCTGTGTGACGGGATATCTCTTCATCAGTAACAATGCCATCGTGATCTAAATCAAACTCTGAGTATTTGCTTTCTTTCTCTAATTTTTTTGGAGCCATTACTCACCCAGCACCTTCATAACCTCAATAGCGTACCAAGACGCTCCGCCAAGGACGGCAATAAACAAAACCCCCACGACATTCTTAACCATCTCGTCTCGCTTGGTAATAGCTCTGTTTTTAGCTAAACGAGCCTTCTCTCTGCGTTGTTTGTCTTCCATAAGGGATTTGTGCTGGATAGCCAGCATGTCTCGCCATACTTGCCGTGGAGTGATTTTCTTGAGTTCTTTTTCTTTCTCTCGGATATCGTTTTTAGCCCAAGCAAGCTGAAGAGCCTCCTCCTGAGTGATGAGGTGGTTCCCTTCATTTACTTCGGACTCTATCTGCTCCACAGCCGCCTTGCTTTTCGTCAGGCCGTCAAAAACACCAGTCAAACCTGTAAGGTGACTGCCGCTCTCTTTTACTGTAGATATTCCCTCATTAAGCGCCTTGAGTATCCCAACTACGGCGGAAATTTCTGCGATCATTTAAGCTCCTACGCAGGCATCCACTTAAACAAAGCTATCGCGCTTATAATAAACGGATACATGCTGAACATTATCATTTCAAGTCGATCAAACCTTTTGGCTCCAGACTCTAAGCGCCTCTCTATATTCTCATACCTTAGACTGCATTCTTTTTCGTGCGCCTCAAGCTTCGCAATGGTGTTTTTTACTGTAGGCAAAACTATCCTCCACCAAACAGGTCACTAGAAACAGGTTGCACTACCTCGGGTTGAACAAAAGACCCTATTCCCGATTGAAAAGGACTGGCCTGTTGTGCCACTGGCGCTACCGGATTAGCAAAAGGACTTACCGGCGGCGGAGCTATTGCGTTAACAGGCTGAACAGTTGCTTTTGGCGCATCATACGAAAACTGCGTACCATCGTCTTGCATTTGACCCGACAGGTCTACTTCCCACCCCTCCGGCATGTCATAGTTGCCACCATTCGTAGCCGTCCACCTGTCACCTGTTTTCGGGTTGATGTAGCTGACCATACCCATTGTGACGGGGCCCGTTGACGTAGATTTAAACCCGGGAGGCATGTTGTCCTCACCCGTCCCGTAATCAATAGAAGTAGGCTGTGTCAGGAAAGGGTTTGGCTGTGGTGCAACCGGAGAAATAGGTGTTCCACCCGGCTTAGTAGCGTACTCGGGGAAAACGGGGTCATAAACCGGGGGAACGTAAGGCTCGGGCTCCTCGACCGGCTTAACAGGTTCGGCGGGTAACGGAGTAATATAACCGTCAAAAAGTCCGTCCTCATTACTGTCTAAGTCAAACAGAGGACCTCGGGCTCCTTGGGTACCGACGAGTACCATGTTTCCACGCTCATCGGCACGGTAGACATCTTTCCCGTTTTGACCTGTAAATAAAGAACCTAATCCCGAATCTACCTGTGAAGTAGGGTCGTCAGTTCCTGTAGGGTCGTCAGTTCCTGTACGACCATCATCTACGTTACCGACTGCGGGGGGAATAGCGTCCGGGTTATTGCTACCCGCCGTACGAGCCCTTTCTGTAAACCACGCCGTTTTCTCGGCATCGGTCATTTCGCCCCAGTTATCTGGGAATCCGAAATCAAAGTTAGCGAAATTAAAACCCGTTATAACAGACACCTTACTTACAACCCATGTAACCGCCGCCCTTAACAGCGGCACCCATGCCGCGAGCAGTCATGCGAGTCATGGTAGTAGGTATCTTTACGTCCGCAGTCTTGCCATACGGAATACGGCCCTGACCTTTGATGTCAGCGTAAGTAGTGGCCTTTGGAGCCGCCTTCGGAGTGTTAGTTACAATGCTTACTTTAGATTTCATGTTATTGCCCCTGCTGTTTAATAAATTCGCGCTCTCTTGCGGCATCAATACGAGCCGCAGTCTGCCGCTCTTGTGCCTCAATCCTTTCGCCAAACTGGCGGTTACGCATCTCAAGCGCCTGCGCGTCGAGTTGCACCTTGGTCTGATCAAGCTGTGCATCCGCCTGCTCAGACTGAGCTTTAAGTTCTAGCTCCTGTTGCTTGAGTGCAATCAGTGGATCAGGCCCTTGCTCTTGTCCGCCTGTTGCTATCTGCTCAGACAGTTGCTTGAGTTGTTGCATACCTTCCGCAACGTATTGTGCCGTCATCGCCTCCATCTCCAGCATCTCTTCCGGAGTAGCTGGCGCGCCTTGATTGCCCATAACTTTCTGCATGTAAGCTACCGAAGCCTGCTCTTTAGCCGCAATCTGAATATGCTCCATCACATGTTTCTGCAATGTTATCGCAACTGGCGGCAATTGACCAACCATAGGTGTGTTACCAAATACCAAGTGAGCCATAATGTGAGCCTGATGGTCCTGACCTTCAAAAGCCTGTAACTCCAACATATCAAGAGCGTTGATGTTCTCTTGTGCAGGGTCCACGGGCCGTGGGTCGGGAGTAGCCTTCATAATCCGATCTAAGTCAGTCACGCCCATCGCTTCATACATGTCACGGTAAACTTCGTGCAAGTTATGTAGCTCTGGTGCCGCAGTAGCAAGCTGTAGCTTACTCTGAGCAAGAGCAATGCGTTGCGCCTGACTAAAGATGTTCGGGTTACTTACAGGTATAACATCGACCCGCGAATCAAAGTCCGTAGCCATAACGGTGCCGTCAGCACCTGCAACCTCAAACGGATACTCCGCTGGGAGACTCTCACCCATAACTCGGGCCAAAATCTTAAACTCAACACGCATGGCATAATGCAGACGCTTATGCACCGCACTCATTACACGCGAGCCCTGCTCAAGCATCGCTATTGTAGTTCCAACTGCCGCCTGCTGATTACCGTCGCCCACCTTCATATCGGTGATAGTGGCGAACCGCTGACCGGCCTGAACAACAAAACCTAACAATTGATACAGCGTCTGATCCGGTCCCTTAAACGGTAACGGCATCAAGCTGTCTCGGATCGCACCACCGGGTGCATCAACATCCCTAAACTCACCGGGCTGTAGAGGCTCATCGTCGTCCCTGATCCGTAGGCCGCGGGCCTTGAATCCTGCTGGGAGGTTAGACAGAGTACCGGCATCTATAAGCTGACGTAGTGCAGAAGTAGCTGTGCGAGACAAACCACCGATAGTGTGAATCAAACCAAGGCCGTAGAAACCAAAACCGGGCAAAAACTTGTAGTGAACAAAATATTGTATTTTCTTCTTTAACTCGTCATCTTCGCGGTAGTTTCTGCGTATAGATAGTATCTGTCCGTTATCTTGGGAAATAGTAACCAGATAAGGAACCTTAATGCCGGTAGGATCACCGTCATCGTCTAATTCTTCGTACCCCTCAATCTCTAAGTCAGCATGTACCTCTAAAAGAGTGCAGTCGTAATCAATGGTAGAAGGCTCTACACCATCAACATAGTTGATCTCTTTTCGTACAGAATCCAACTCACCCTGTGAAGGCAAGACATCCATATCCAAATACTGGCCTGAAAACTGTTTTTTACGCAAATCATTCAATGACATGCGTACAACTTGAGTAATGTTAGGGCAGGTATCTAAATCAGATGTCTCGTAAGGAACCACAAGATTCTCAGCGGGGATAAACTTACTTACCGCACGGCCCATAGTCTCGTCGTAATAAACCTTCTTAAAGGTACTTCCGGCCAAAGGCAGATAAAACAACATCTGATCCATATCCGGCGTGTAATCTTCCATTACATTTGTAATGTAGTAATTCATAAAGGTCTGAACACGCTCGGCCTGATCTTTCTTAGCACGTGTGTCCTTACCCAAGGAAACTGTTTTGACGGGACCCGTGGGAGGTAAAAGCTCGTTAAACGCTTGAGCTTGGAATTGTGTAGCGGCCTCGGCCAATAGGGGGTGAGTCACGCCTGACGAACCACGGAAGGGTTGCTCACGCTCCTCGTAGTTGAATCCAAGCAACTCTAAGCCATTGGCGTATGTCTCTTCCCAGTCCTGACGGCTGGCTTTGTTAGAGTCAAACTGATCTAGAAGATCGCTGGCAATAGCGGCAAGCTCGCGGTCCGGCATCTCTTCCGCTAAGTTAGCGTAGAAGTCATCACTTGCGCCGCGCTCGTCCTGCGGATCAAAATCTATTGTGACACCGCCGTCGTCTTCCTGAATGATCTCTATCTCGGGGGACCCTTCAATGTCGGAGTTTCGGACTAGGGGCTCACCCAAATCCATAATCTCTAATTGAACTTCCGCATCTAGGTCATCTGGATCAATCTGAGATGGAACATTGTTGTCCATCAAAGAGCCTACACCTTTTATCTCATTAGCCATCTATTATTCCTCCGAAGAACGGCCCATTATAGCGTCTAATTGCTCTAATATCTCCGGCTCAATGTCGGAGGCATCTGTCTCTGATTTTACAGGAAGTCCCGCCTGACGCATAATTTTAGCGGTAGCCGCGTTTTTTCTGCTGTTTTCAGGGGCCGTGGGCCGTGATTTGTTCATAATTGTGCCTATCCCATCCTCAGATGTTCCACGTGGAACATTCTTTTGTTCTATGTTTAAGCTCTTTAGACCTTGATCCATAAGTCTTTGTCGTCGATCTCCCGTATAACCCGGCTTTTCCGAGGCTTTAAGGTCAAGGTATCGCTCCATTATCTCTTCTTCAGTGATTTGTGGAACACCGCGCTGGTCTTCCACAAGTTCCGGGTTAGCCTCTGCATAATCCCTGTTAATCAATGTCATCGGCTCGGCGGTACGAATACGCTCATACTTTGAAATCTCGTCCGGGTTAGCCGTGGAATCCATAAAGTAACCGGTGTCGTAGCCATAATCAGGCTCTTCAACAAGTTTACCCAATCCCAAAAAATTTTTAAGAGAAGGCTCTGTGAGTAGCTCCTCTCGACGCTTACCAAAAATGCTGTTGGTAACACGCATTTCATAAAGGTCGTCTAAAAGCTCTTGCTTAGTAGGAGTGTCTTCTAAACCGAAAAAGTCTGCTATACCACCCATAATGGTATCTTGCGTATCTTCTATGCGAGGTCCGCGCTTGCCTTGAGCAAACTCTTCAAAAACCATTTGAGAAGGGACCGACTTGTTAGCGGGCAGACCCCCACGTTTGTAGGGACGCTCGGTGATATCCAGTAATATGTTTTTTTCTAATCCGGAAGGTAGCTCGGTGTCTTCGCCCCTTTGCAATTTTGCATACGTCGCAAGGTTGGGCAAAGTAAAACGGTCTGTCTCAGGGTCCTTTAACAAGTCCATACGATATTTTGAAGCATAGTCCATCACCGCTTGTTTATACTCTAAAGGCGTTTGAGCGTTTATAACGGACATTGTGTAGATGGGTTTTTCTTGGTTAATCCCAGAGCGGTGATAAAACTCGTGAGCCAGTGTTTGAGCGTCCATCCCGCCGGGACCTACCGTAAATATTTGATCCCCCTCCGTAAACATCTTCGGATCGGTGTAAATATCTGGCGTAGGGCTATTACCAAAAGCGTCCTCGTATTCTGACATACGGTTGTAGATAGAATTCATCTGATACTCGGCAGGGAAAAAGTCAGAACGACGGTGGCCGCCGCCCCTTACTTCGCTAAACACTCTGTCTCCAACTACTTCAGGAAAATACATCCCATGGATAGTGGACATTTTGTCGCCAGTACCCAGACTATTCACCCTCTGCATATCGACCGGAAGGGCATAACCCGACCTCTTCGCTACCTCAACCGCGGCCTCCGAATCCCCCAAAGACATGGCCTGATAAACATCAAGCGGGTTCATGCCACTTACAGAAGCCGTCTCTAATGCATCAAAATAATTACTGCCCTCAATCTGGTCCGGGTAGTTTTCAGACATGTACGCGTCAAAAGCCATACGTTCAGGGTTATCTGAATTATATAAGGGACTCGCAAAAACCGTCACAGTATCTACGTTCTGGGAATAGGAGGGTTCAGCCATTAGCTCGACTCGCAATTATTGTCAATAATATACCTGCATCCTACCAGAGTTCTCGCTATCTTCCCAATCATCTGATGGCAACTGAACAAAATTGCCCTGACGATAACGCATTAAAGCCTGTGTCATGCTATCAACCAAATCGTCATGCTCACCATTTGGAAATGCCGCAACCTCCTCAACTAACTCATCCGCCCAAGTAGTGTCGGGGACCCAAACCATCCCAGCTTCAAATAATGGCGATACCGAGTGAACCCTCGTCACCTTATCATTACCCCTAGATGGCGTGAAGTTAACAACCGGAATCCCCATATTTCTCATCTCCTGAGTCAGAGGGGTCCCGCTCGCTTTTGCCTCCACTATGACGGTGTCGGGGTCCCAAAACTTATACTCGTCAAACGCAACCTGCTTTAACTCCGGAAAATCCCACCGACCCTTCTTACTATCCAACAAAATTAAATTAGGACCAGAACCCCCCTCATTCGGATAAAACACACCCCACGTAGTAATCGCACTGTAATCCGCCGTCTGCTTCTTACTAAACGCCGTATCGTAACTCTGGATCACATACTCCAAATTAGGGACAGCCTTCTTCTCCCACGTGCGCCACCACTCGCGCTTGATAATCGCGTTCTCTTCACCCGTAGGATTCTGCTGATACTGCGCGTTCCATTTGCTCGGGGGAATAGATGCGCGGACCGCGGTCAAATCCTCAATGCTCCAAAACTCCGGCCAACACGCCGTGCCATCATCAAAAATAGCAGGCAACTCCACAACTTCCCACTGATCCGCCAACGGGTCCTTCGCCATCGCACGTAACAACTGACCCGTCATGTCCTTCTCAGACCACCGAGTCTGTACCAATACAATAGCACCGCCCGGCTGTAGTCGCTGTCGAGGACCACCCGTATACCAATCCCACGCATCATCAAAACCAGCATTTGACATCGCCGTCTGCTCCGAGTGCGGATCATCAATAATAATTAAATCACCACCACGACCCGCGAGATTCGACCCAACGCCCACGGCATAATACATACCACCCACAGAGGTGTCCCAACGGCCCGAGGCCTTACTGTCAGATGCCAAATGAACCTTGTCAAAAACCTCCTTGTACTCGTCCGAATCCAAAAGGTTCTTTGTCTTACGACCAAAGTTAACCGCTAACTCAGTCGTGTGTGTCGCTTGAATGATCTTCATCCGCGGATTACGGCCCATCATCCACGCAGGAAATAAGAACGACGCAAACTCACTCTTCGTGTGCCGCGGTGCCATATTGATAATCAAACGCTTTAGT